GACCGCCAGCGAAGCAGCGCATGGCAAGGAGTCTGCAGTTGCCGCAGCTGAAGCGAGGGCCCGGGCCGTCGAGGAAGTCCGACTGGCTGAAACCGTAAGGGCCCAGCGGGCCGAAGCAGCCCTGGCCGAAGCCCTTGCCGAACTTGGTATGTTCAAGAAAAAGGGTTGATGTAACAGGCGGGGTGCAGTCGACACCTACGACATGGTGAAACCGAGCCCCGATTTTTCATCGAAAACACATAATTAAGCTGATTTCAACGATCTGATTACGTTTAAGAACAATCGGAAGAGAGCACATACAAATAAATCACTCTAACTTCTGAAAACAGTAATTTTCAGAACACGCTACCTAAAGATCAAAGCTCAACTGTTCCGGCTCTTCGGCCTTGTCAGGCATCAGTTCCGCGACTGTTACGCCTAGAGCGTTAGCGATCCTGTAGAGCGCAAAGGCCGGCATCCGCCGGCCTTGTCGTATGTAGCGGTCAAGCTGGACAAACGAGACGCCGGATTGTCTGGACAGTTTATATGTTGTCATCTGACGTTTTCCCATGTGACGGACGATGACCTTACCCATGCTTTGGTAAAACTGTTCTTCAAGTTCCCAAGGTGCCATTTGGTGACAGGTTTTCCCGGCGCCAGTGTTGGCCAGAACCAACGCAGTCACCATTTTTGAGCGCAAAACCAAAATCTAGCATGACAACGGCTTTGCCGTTGGAGGGCCTGCCGGCCCGGCGGTTCTGAGCTACCGGAACGCCTTCCCCGTACCACTTCGCCCTCTCCCTTCCGTTCATCGCGCGCCAGTCGGCCAGAACCCGCAAGGTCAGGCCCTGCGGGTCGCTGCGCGAACCTTGCGGAACCTGTCCGCCCGTCGCCCTCTTCCTCCAGGGCGAGGACTCAGCGGAACGGGGAAGGAAAACGACTTTCCCGGTATCAAACCCAAAACCCACGATGGGCTCGGATCTAGTGGCCCGGTGGTGTCAAACCTGGAGGGTGTGGAATGGCCAGACAGTTGGAAGACAAGGTGACAGGGGAGCTTTTCGAGGTGAGGCGCGGCCGTGGCCGGCCGCCCAAGGATGGCGCCCTGACGGGCGCCCAGCGCCAGGCACGCTACCAAGCAAAGCGGAACGCGGAGCACGTCCGCCGACGCGGGATGGTGGCCGATGCTGAACGACGGTTCGAGGGGTACGAACTGGAGACGCTGGAATGGATGATCCACAGCAAGGATGACGAAGACGCGCGCCTCGCATGGGTTGAAGTGGGACGTCGCAAGGGTTGGATTCTGTAACGTAATTACGTAATTACAGTTTTACATTACACTACATTACATAGGGGGTCATGATTGCAATCACCAAACAAGACGTATGGCGTGTGGCAAACGAGATCAACGCGGCAGGCGACAAGCCGACCGCGGTAGAGATCCGAAAGCGCCTTGGAACCGGAAGCTACACCACGATCACGGCAGCGCTGAAGGAATGGACGGAGCCATTCCACGATGAAGCCTCAGAGATCCCCGCCCTGCCCCAAGAGTTCGAGGATCGTGTCAGCCAGGCCGGCGCGGACTTGTTCGCCCTCGCGACGCGGTATGCCGAAGAGAGACTGGAAGAGGAGCGCATCGCTTGGGCATTGGTCAAGGCGGAGCTTGAGCAGGACCGCGCGGAAGCCATCAAGATTGCTGACCTCGCGGAAGCTGGCATGGACGCCATGCGGGCCGAGCTGGACGCCCTCAAGGCGGAGCTTGAGCAAAGCAAGATCCAGCAACATGGACTGATGCAGTTAGCCGAAGAACGGAAGGCTGAAACGGCAAAGGCTCAGGAAGCCACCAAATCGGCCCAAGAGCAGGCTTACAGGCTTGCGGGTAGGGTTGATGCCCTGGAACAGGTTATCGACGCCCTGCGGCCCGAAAAAGCGCCTTCCCGGGCATCGGCGAAAAAGACTAAAGTTGCGCCCTCCTCCACAACCGCGGGAAATGGTGACGCCGGCGGCGTACCAGGTTGCGGATCTGTCACCAACGAAGGGGAATGAACATGGACGCCGCCGAGATCATCGAGCGCGCCAACGCACTGAAGAGTCACCTACTGGCCGCGATTCAGGAGGTGAGCTTCAACACCAGCCGAATGAAGGTTCTGGATGATGCTGGCCGGATCTACGCTACCCCCCATTGGCGTGACGGGAAGTACCTGTACTTGCTGCACCCCGGGCGCGATCAGGATGGAAAGCGGGTAAGGGAATACATCGGCGCTAACTCGGATCGAATCAAAGAAACCCTGCAGAAGGTCGAGAATGCACGGCAATTTGACGAGTTGGACCGGCAGACCAGGTGGGCGAGCCGAGAACTTGAACAGGTAAGCTGGCAGATGCAAACGCTGATCACCGACCTGGAGCGCCTGGCACCGCGCCCGATTGGTGACCCCGGGCGCGCACCTGGTCGCGCCCCTGTCACCAATACGCTAAACTCCGCCGTGGTGACAGATCCGCTTAACCTGGAGCTGCAGGCGTCACCAATCGAGGAAAGCCACCATGTCCACATCCGTTGAACTGTCCATCTACCAGGCCTTGAAGTCGGCCGGTGTGGATGATGAAAGAGCCACCGCAGCAGCCGAGTCCGTGGTGGATGCCATCGACAAGCGCTATGCAATCCACTCCCGTCAGTTGGCAACAAGCGGTGACGTGGAGAAAGTACGGGCCGAACTGGAGCGTGTACGCATCGAGGTAGCCAAGTCGGAAACCAACGTGATGAAGGCCATCGCCGATACTCAACGTTGGACACTCGCGGCAATCTTTGCGGGTATGGCAGCCGTTGCGGCCATCATCAAACTGTTGTGATGGCGACAACGGCGCCCCTGGCCAGGGTCGGCGCCGGAAGAACCTGTCACCAAAACCCGGTTCAGCCGGGTTTTTTTACGCCCTCTTTTTGTGCAGCACGCTAACGCGTCCCGTGCTGGAATGCGTCAGGATTTACACACCGAACGGCTGCGGAAACGGCATCAAGGCCGGCGCGAGGACGCTATCCGAAGAAGGCCCCAATGGCGGCAAGATGCACCGGGTAGAGATGGATGAGCGTCAGTCTCGACCTAGGGAGTACCGGCACCCACATCGATGCTACACAGACCACGAGCGACAACACCGGGAAGAGCGAGTCATTGAGCCAACAAAGCGCGGACATGGAAGCCACGACCAGGGCCAAGCCAGACCAGGACCTATACCGCCAAAACGCCAAGCACGACAGGACAAAGATCTGCCCCACCCACCAATATTCGGTGGCGCATGAGCCCAACAGAAACAAGACTGCAGCCGCAAGCCACAGACGATCAAGGATGCATGCCCAAATGATCGACGACAGCGCAAACATGAACAAGGCATTGAGCATGTAGTGATGCGAGGGGATGGGCGTGACGACTTGTGCCGCCAACCCAAACAACGCAAGACGCGCCGCCGCACGATATAGCCGGTCTCCATCCCGATCACGGGCATACGAAAACGCCCAGCAGATGGCGAACGTTGGCATTGCCACACGACCTACCATCGACGACCAGGCGCCCCACCCCTCCAACTGGCCGAGGTGATCAAGCAGCATTGCGCCAAACGCGACCCATCGCGCCACTTCCAAACGACGATAAATGTCCATTACACACGCTCCACGTAGAGGACGAGCAGCAGTTCTGTCTCTGACCTGTCCGACGATTTTTGAACCATCCATTTCGGAAGCCAATCCGGGCCGGAGGTATCCGATCCGGTCCGGGTCTCTTGCATGCCTCCCAGGACAACGAATGATCCGGGCTCTACCATCACACGCGTTGATACCTGACGCTTAAGCAAGGTCGGCGAGCGATCAACGCCCGTTGTGGTTTGCACGAAACTCGACGACTGCTGATCAATGGATAGCTCTACGCCCTTATCAAGGATGACCGGCGTAACGTCGAGGATATGGCCTGACGGTCGATATTCGACTGACTGGACAATCGCACCGCCCGCCGTTGTCGTCACTGCGCCAAGAATGGGCGTTTCATCTCCGACTGATACTCGACCCTTTGCGCCAGATGACAAGCGGAGATTCGGACGCGCCAACGCCTTGAATCGTGTGTCCGACGAGAGGGCCGAGAATACCGCTTTGACTCCGCCGATAGATGCGCCAAACGACCAGGGGCCAGCAGCAACCGAGCCGAGATTGACCCCGAGCCGACCACCGAGAATTTCGCCCGCTATACCAACAGCCGAAGCATCTTTGGAAATATTGGAGACCTCATATAGCGTGGCCTGAATAACGACCTGCGGAGGCGGAATGTCAATTTGTGCAATCAGTGTGCGCAGCCGCTGAATTTCCGAGCTAGAGCCTTCATAGACTATTACGTCCGCGTCTTTGATTGTCTGCGCTCCCGCCGAGCCTTGAGCCGGAACGACTTCTGAGGCTGGGCGCGCCGAACCAGATTGTACGGAGACCGAAGCGCCAGCCGATGCAGGCCTATCGGTTGACCACCGTCCGCCCGTCACGAAGGACTTGCAGACATCCATGATGTACGCCATCGACCGATGGGCAGGACGATAGACAAAGACCTCTTCCCCCCTGTCCAGGGGCTTTTGAGCTTTAACCACGTGATGCAAGCCGCCCCGCTCCACTACGTCAAATCCATATGGCTGAACGACGTCCCTCAACCATGAGACGGCCCCCGACTTCGTGAGCTTGTCAGTTTGCACCGTAATGACTGACTGATCTGCTATTGAGTCCGACGACAAGGCAAACGGTACTCTTGCCACGTCCCCCAATATGACTCTAGACAACGGTGCAATTCTGATCTGCTCGAATTGCAGCGCGATATCCGCATACGCTGATGACGAAAATAGAATGAAGAGCAGAAGAATTCGAGTCATTTGCCTTTTACTCCGCCAGACCAAGGAACAAGCTTTGCACCGTCAATATCAACGTTTATGGCGTGTGACGTTATCCGGTATGTGTCCACGTTGTCAGCGAACCGAAAACGACCTTCGGGGGTTTCGAGCACAACGACCATCTGACCATCAACGCGGATGTATCCGACAGCCCGCGGATTAGCGTTAGCTGACGGTGAAAGCAGAGACTGCGGCGAACTTGCTATGGGTTGATGAACTGGAGTAGAAGGCGGCGGATTCACTCCTGTTGGAGCCTGCGCTTGCGGAGTCTGATTTTGTGGCGCCGCGTTAGGGGTGCCAGACTGCAGCTTGGAGTGATACCAGGAGTAGATTGACCAAATCGACAACGACAGGCCGACTACACCCACGCCGATTAGAATTCCCGCCTTGCCTAGAACATTCTGACGCTTATCAAGAATGTTCTCTTTTCCGGGAACGGTGCCGGAATAGCTTTTGTACAGTGCAAATATCTTCTTATCGTACTTGTAGCGATGAGTTCCGAGATAGTCCCCCCGTTTAAGCGTCGCCCTGGAATACACGTCACACATGTAGGCTGACGTAATGCCAAGTTCTTTTGGTTTGGAGCAGATCGTGGTCAGTTCAATTACTGACCTCAATTTGCGGTGAAGGTCAGACACAGATTGCGATATCACTATCAAATCGCATGTGTCGCCTTTGCCGCCTACAAAGTGCCTATGTTCCCGCCAAAACGCCATGTGCTGGTCAGGAATCTTTGAATCCGTGCTCCACCAACGCCATGCCTCATCAAGGATCACGAGATCACCAGGTAATACGATAGATGGCGTATTGGGGTCATATACGCTTTGGTCATCGAGTACAGGAAAGAAGCCAATGGCGGTAACTTGACTTGTATCTATCGTCAATATATCTCCGAAAGCAAGGGGACCCCCCGCTATCGCGGTGCCCCCCTTGCTTTCGGAGATATAGGCCTTGATTGCGTCCATGTTCAGGCCTCGAATATTGGTCACAACCCTACGACCCGATTCTATAGCTGGAAGAATCGCGGTCTTGACCGTTTCATAGGTCTTTCCATGGCCCTGCAATCCGGTAACGGCTTTGATACTCATATCATCCAACGACCGGGAGACGGCGAATAACGAATGACGCGACAGACGCCGAGATTAATAGCGGCATTCCGAAGTCAAGTCTGAAAATTGATAACCACCACCACACACCAGGCGGGATTGCCGAAAATACATCTGTCAAAGACTGTACGCCCGCGAATTTTGCGATATAGCCGGCAATAATCGGAACTGCTATTCCAAGGCCGACCATGACGACAGTCAAGACGATGAATTTAATCAACACTGCTCGAAACAGCCATTGCAACATTGGAATGAAGAACGCGAACATCTGCATTGTCATGCCTCCAAGATAATCCACAGCGCCATGATCGACCATACGGCAATCATGATCGCGTCAATCATTCTCTGATGATCCGACGTCATTAATGTGCAGTGGGCATCAATGACGATATCAAACGTATAGCCGGAGATCACATTTTGATATTCGAGCGTTGGGCATTCAGGCTGTACTGACGGCAGTCTCCACGCCAATAGATCCTTGAATTGATCAAAATAAGTGACTTCCTTATTCACTTCGGCCATGTCCGGCAGTAGCGGGTCTTCAAGCTCTTCTTTTTTCGTCAGAACATCTTTAATGGCATCCGTAGCGGTAGCAACACGTCCAATGCCTACATCAACGCTGGCAAGCGTAGCCTGTCGCGCGTAGTCATCCGGCCAACCTGAACCGTTCGTGCCCTGCCCTGATGCACCAGGTGACCAGTTTGCAGGGAGCGTTTCGAGCGTTGTGCCAACTTGGCTAGCTGCGGTTGTGGATGTGGCCTGACCTGTTCCCGGCGCTATGTCCAGCGCCCTTGATACGACTTGAGGCCTACCATCAGGCGCTTGTGTCTGGACATCTTCCTGTATCCGTACATTTGCGCCATCGGTTGATATGCCGACCCGCACGGGTTCATTTGATGAGCCCTTTGTTACGAAGCCAAATCCTGATTGCAAGGCGAAGTCCTGAGCTTCTTCAACAGACCAATCCGGATCTTCGATATCTGCCTTGAACTTGGTGCCGTCTAACAGGATTCGCCGCTGACCATCCCGCGGTTCAACGGGATCAGCAGGATAGACATCCCAGGGCTTGCCACAGTCATTTCCAGGGCACTGCCTGTATCCGTCCTTGTCCGTATATATCTGGATCGACCAATCCAATTTGTTAATGTCGGCCCAGTATTGCGGGAGATGTTGAGGGTAGATAGCCCAACCGGTAGGTGTGCCATATCGTGCCTTGAAGTCCGAACTCAGCTTCGCTTTTGCGATGAACGCTGCAATGGCGTCCTCGCGTGTCTTGCCATACACCTTCCAAGATTCCGAACTACTTTCAAACCCTCTTGGATATTCGAGCTTATAGCCCGGGCTGATATATCCGGGCTTGTAGTTTGTGCCAATAGGGCCGACTGCGACCGAATACTTTTCTGTCGCCAGTGTTGGCGCGACCGGAATATCCGTGTTGACAGGATATGCAGCGGCAACCGCACCGAAGCCAAGCCATGCAGCGACTTGTGTGCCGCGAACTGCCGTCACGGCTGCCGCAAACGTTGTGTCATTTGCTGCTGCGGTTGATAGCTCTATGACTGCTTGCCTTCCCGCGCTGCGAATGACAAGCGCCTGAACAACTTCCGCAACGGGCAGGATCAGAGCAGGCAGCGCCGCTTTCGCAATGATGGCCGACATTAGGGCTACGGCAACGACGATATATAGGAGTCGCTTTTTCATAGGAACATGCCCGATTTGAAGCCGAGAATGGTAGCGAAGCCGGCGAGCGCACCGACCGAGAACCCCGCGAGATTCCATGCATCCGAAATAGCAAGCCAAACCATTTTGTAATCTCCAAAAAAAGGGGAGCCGAAGCCCCCCCTTCTTTACGGTCAGGCGATCAGGCCGACTTCGCTTTCTTGATCCGGCTGATCACGATGGAGGCGCCGGCCGCAGTGACAAACAACGTGATCAGGGCAGCGGTTGCGATCAGCTGGGCGGAGTTGGCATCCGCGAAGTTGATGCCGGTAGCCAGGGCTACGGCCGTCGTCGGCACGGCAGGCGCCGCCATGACCGAAGCGGAAGCACCAACAAGGGCCAGGAGAAGAGCCGAAGCGGAAAGACGGGAGACAAGGTTTTTCAT